CGTCATCAACAAACATTCTAGCCGCATGGGCATAATCTCCCATTAAGCCTTTGGCATGAGTTAGATTATTGACAAATTGTTTAACGGCTTTACTAGTCATACAAATATTTAGCCGAAAAGATAAACTGCGTAGTTAATACACAGGTATAAAAAAAGCACCTTGCGGTGCTTTTTTATTAGCCTCTTGTACCTGGGCCAGTTGCTGCTGTTCCAATTGCTCTTGCAACAGCAACCCCAACTCCAGAACCTCCTGGAGTTTGTAGACAGTTATCTGGTTGAATGGTCAAGTCAATTTGTACAGGACCTTGTTCACCGTAACCTAAACTTTGATAGTTAACCTGAGTTACATAACATCCATAACACTCCCAAGTTTCAAGAACGTTAGGTGCGTTAGTTCCGTTGCCACCGTCTAAGATTTCAATTCTTAATGTAAACTTATAATCAATAGCTGCGGCAGCACTAGCCTGTTCCATAAAGTCAAATTGCTTTTGTAGTTGTTCGCCAACTAATTTTGAAACATTGCCAGTAACATCGTCACGTAAGCTAACTGCAATAGTCTGCCATGTCTGTTTACCTGCATAATTAATTTTACTGTTGTAAATTTCAATTACTTGGTTAGCAAACTGTACGTTTGGACGTCCTGCAGAAATAACTTGTTTTGTCAACTCAGTGGTTGGTGTTGATACACCAAAGTTTTCAAACATCACTCTAAAGCGATATTTGAGCTTTGGCATTAGCAAGCCTTGTGTACTAGAGCTTTGGTCAGATGCTAGTGGAACTGTGAATTTTGATAAACTTGCGATTGCCATATCTTATTGCTCCGTTAATTATTATAGACCTTTAATTTCGCCAGTATTCTTTAGGCGTAGTGGAATGTAAATGAATTCAACTGCCTTAACTGGTTCAATCGCAATATCTAAATATAGCTCATTGCGATCAATTCTTGCAGGTGTATTATTGCTTGTATCGCAGACTACAATATAGTCGTACAATGCTCGTTGACCTACTAGCTCAAGTAATAAACTTTCTGCTGCACCTTTCAACTCATCACGTGTAATTTTATCGTTTGGTTCAAACACATACGGTTTTGCCAATTGAGAAAGTTGACGACGTAGATAAATCACTAAACGTGCTACGTTAATACGATCTAAAGCACTAGCGTTCTTAGCACGAGTCTTCTGACCGTAGTTGACTAGACCAACACCTGTTAAGAAAGTAATTGGGTTAATCTTAACATCATACAATGTATCTCGTTGTCCAGTATTAAATGCAACTGACTGGAATTCGCCTTCGCTGGTAATATAACCAACTGCTGTTGCGTTTGTAATTCCACCACGACGTGTTCCTGCTGGAGCGAACCATGGATAAGCCACTTGGTCATTCAATGCAATAGTTCTTAGCATCATGTGGCTTGGAGGTACAGCAATATTGTTACCAATATTGTCGCTTGTGTAACCCCATGGATAGAACATGCCTAGGTATTCATCAAAGCTAACTGCACCTTTGTCGTTATCTTCAAGGGCGCCTGCAATGTTGTTACCCCAGTTAGCCATGCTTGTAGCATCTGGTGTTAAACGTGCTGGTGTATCGCCTACGATAAATGCTGTTAGACCTCTGTCGTAGTTCAAGCTAATCATTTCTCCAATTAGCTCAGGATATCCTGGAGTAGCTAATAGGTTGAAAATACGTGATTCTTCATCGCGGATTTGTTGGTTAGCATTTACAAGTGCTTGTAAAGCCTGAACAACAACCTTACGTTGTGCCTTGCGACCAAATGTTCCGCTGCCGTCTTCTTGGTTAGCAGCAACACTTACCCAACGATGTGGATAGTAGCCAGTCATTAATTCATTGTTAACTCTATGGTTCATTCCTGTGGTATCAACGTAATCTTTAACAAATTTCTTGACGTTAAATCCACTTCTACGTAAATTCCATAACAACATGCCTTGTGGATACAATGCTGGATCTGGGGCGTCAAAGTCTACGAAGTCACTTACTAGTAAGTCTTTGATTGAGCTTGCTGTTGCGACTGCGTCTGTACCTTCTGCTGTCCAACGTGCATCTGCAAATATAATTCCGTCTTCTGTTGTTTGGTCACTGTTATCAACTAGTTCCCATTTCTGATCGTTTGCATTCCATTTGTGGATTCTTGGGAAGTTTTCTAAGTCGCTAGTATCAATCCATAGATCATTTGCTGCTAGAGTAGTTCCGCTGTTGTTAACGGTTGGTCTACTTGCAGAAACAATTGGTCCAAAGTTGTCTGTACCAGTGAAATAATTTTTATATCCAACCCATGTATCGCCGTCGTGTACCATGATGTCCACTTCGTCAATAATGCTGTTATACCATAAACGACCGTCAGCAGGGATGTCAACAGGAGCAGTAGGACTAATTTGTGCTAGTTCGTCACCAGTAATTAAACGTGTCCAATTTGTAGCAACTGGGTTAGCACCAAACTTGTTTGTAAATCCGACTAAGTTTGTTAATGCGATTTCACCACCGGCGTTGTGATAAATTGTAACAAGGTTTGTTGTTCCAATTTCAACTGTGATATTTTTCATTGATCCGCTACCACTGTCAACTGCATTAGCAATTGCAGATGCTAATATCTCAGCGTCTGTTGCTGGGGTACCAGTCATTGTAAAGTTAATAGCAGTAGATGAATGCCAAGCTGTTTCTCCAGCAACACTTTCGTTTAATACAAACGAATAGCTGCCAGCTGAGAATGCGCTTACTTGTGATAGTGAGCTAGCACCAGATTTGTTTCTAGCGTATATGCTAAATTGAGCGGTATTGTCGTCAGCGACATCATACTGAACGTATGTAGTTCCTACTGCTAAATTAATTCCGCCACCACTAGGATCTAATGTAGCTAATGCTTCGCGTCCGTTTGCAAAAATGCTTGAAGTTTGATCAACCCATGACATTGTTGCTTCATTATAACGCTTAACAAAATAATGAGCTCCTAGGTTTGGTGTTGTGATCTTAACCCACACGCTACCTTGTGCTTCATCGCTTCCACCAGTAGTTTTCCACTGTGGAACTTGAGTGTGTTTGCTAATTTGAAATACTTTACCGCCATCGGATTGCCAGTCTGTGCCACCAACGATAGTCCAACCTTGGGTAGCAGATTTAAACCATACAACCGCGTCCGCATCGGACTCAGGTAAACATACAACTGCGTAATCGCCAATTGCGCCGATTGAACCTTTAGGTGCTCCAGTATCGACTTTAGTCAATTCTGTAATAACGATCGGTTCAATGTTTACAAATTTTTGTTTGGAGTAGTTCCATTCAAAAATACCAAACATTGTACTCGATGTATCAAACCAGAAAGTGCCGTCAGCAACTTCTCCGCTTGGTGCATCGGCTGTTGGATCTAGCTGAGCTAGGTCAACATCTGCGCGAACTACATAAGCGCGATTGCTAACGCCCAAGAAACTATAAGCTGCTTGTAAACCGAATTCATTCTGCTCACCAGCGTGAACAGGATTATTGTTAGCATCGGTCTTGAAAATTGGTGTGCCAAAAGTATCTCCAAGATCTTTTTGACTTGTTAAAAGATAAACTGTGCCGGCATTAGCTTTTAATGTACCTGGTGCTGTGCCAGTACCTGCGCTATTTTGCTTACCTTCAGCGGAAGCAACTACAATTAGCGGTACTGTGCCTGGAGCGGCAGGTGTATAAAAACTCTCGTCGATTACTGAAACCGATACGCCTGGTGAACTGAGTTGAGCCATATTAGAATCTCCATGAATACAATTCTTAATGTATTTAGTGGATTTTGGTATTTTGGCTAGGTTATACACCCTGGAAAAGGGATAGAAAAGGTGTAAATATTTGCATGAGACCTTTATGCAAATGCGGATTACGACCAGCTGCGATAAATTATCGCAAAAATAGTCGCGTTTATTACAGAAGCTTATGTGAGGCTTGTCTTAAAGGCGGCTTGTTTTCTAATGTGCCTAGATGGCAACGTTCAGGTTATAAAATGAAAAATGCTTGCGACAAATGCGGGTTTAAAAGCCCGCATAAGGAAGTGTTTAATGTATTCCACGTAGACGGCGATTTGAACAACTGCCGGCCTAACAATCTTAAAACTGTTTGTGCAAACTGCCAGAGGAGCCTACATAAAGAAGGGGTTCGATGGCGTCAAGGGGATTTAATACCAGACCTTTAACTTGATCAAATAGGTTTTCAATACTACCATTATTGTCTAATACCGCATCAAAATCTGTACCAACCCACGAAGTTTCGCTAGCATGAATTTTGTACTTGGCCAAGCGATCTTTAGAAATTGCCCAGCCAATATGGTGTGGGCCTTTATTGGCAGCAACAGCATCTTCGTACCACTCTGGTTCAGGACCACGGATTACTCGAATTACACGGCCGCCTGCATTTCGTATACTTTTGATTTCGTTAGGAAATCGGCAGTCTGAAATTACAATATCGTCTTTACTAGTGCGTAGTTTATTTTCAAGGGCAGCAATCCAAATATCATCATGGAAGGCTTTCCGACATACTTCTGTACCCCAATACTGTAAAATCCAACGAGGTGTAATGTCCATGCCCAACCGATTACTCCACCATTCGTCTCGTTGTTCACGCCATTCACGGGCTTGTTTTGTGCGCCCTTCTAACATAGTTCTGTCCCAACCAAAAACATGGGCAACTGCGTCTTTTAAACTGTTAGCGAAGCTTTCTCGTCGGAAACCATGATAGTTAACCAAGTAATCGGCAATAGTATCTTTGCCCGAACCAATAAACCCGCAAACACCAATAATCATAAGGAACCCCTGTAATTTTTGCTAGTATATAACAAAACAATACAGGGGTCAAGAATTTTTTAGCCAATAATAAATGTGTAAGGAACTCCGCCTGGCACCAAGTCTAATATTTCTTTTTCGAGCTTTTCAATTTCTTGATTGCCTGCTGTTTGTAATGCTGTACCATTTAAAGTGATAGGACTACCCGGGCCTGCAATACTGCCAAATTTACTACGAGCTTCGCCTAATATTACTTTAGAAACTGCTAATGTATAATCATATAACCATTGTTTTGCGTATATGTCTTGAAGTAAAACAAAGTCGGGCCTATAGTTTTGTGTTCTTAATAATACCTGTTCGCCTTGTGCAAAAGGTCTTTGTAAGATAGTTAAAATATGATTAGTAGGGTTGAATTTAAACTCAATATAGCTACCAAACATTCTGCCCACTAGTTTTTGATATCCAGCAAATAGTTCGTATGTAGCTAGTCCGCCCATCATAGTACCGCTAAGTAGATAGGTGTTAGTGTACGCCAAGTTGAACGGCTCGAACAATGTTCCGCCTGCACCTAAACCGCTTCTACTACCTACTGCTCGCCTAAAAATTGTTTGTACACTAATAATCTCATTAGGAAGCCTGTATTCGTTAACATCTTGTTGTAATTCTAAAAAACTATAACTTTCTTCAACTGCGTTGCTACTACGTTGCCTAAATTTTGTTAAGGCACGATCTAAAGCAATTTCTAAATGCTTAGGATCTA